GAAAGAGGCGACCAAAGCCTGTCAATATATTCGTAAGAATAAAGGACAAGCAGAAGTCCTTATGCCAGAAACTAAGGGTGATTACAATGACCACAAGAACGAAATAGAAGAGGTAGAGGCTTTAGAGGGTGAGGTCATACCTGCTTTACAAAAATTAGATTTACCTGTCGAGTATGACTTTCAGCGCAGTGCAAGCGGTAGATTCTTAAACACCAAAGACAATGTAAATGGAGTGTTGAAAACACATGAGGTGGATGTGCGCTATAACGTAATTAAAAAACGAATGGAGATTGAAATACCCAACATGAAGTTTATCGCTGACATGAAAGAGGAGGCTAGTCTGATAGAGATAGAGGACCGTTGCATAAATATGGGAATACCGCACACCAAGGTTAGGGACTACCTCAAGGTGTTGGCTAAAGAATATAACCCTGTTAAAGAATGGATAGATAGTATTCCATGGGACGGTAACGATAGGATGCCAGCCTTTTTAGAATCGCTAGTCACACAAGAGTCAAACCAACTAAAAGAAATGTTAATGAGAAAATGGCTGATTAGTTGTGTGGCCGCCGCTTACGAGGTCAATGGCGTTGAACTCGAAGGCATCCTCGTCCTCCAGGGCGCACAGGGTTTAGGTAAAACGTTGTGGTTTAAGCGGCTTTGCGATTACAACAAAGGGTGGCTTTTAGAGGGCGCTACTCTCAATCCGTCTGACAAAGATAGCGTCAAGCGGGCAGTAAGTCACTGGATAGTAGAACTCGGAGAGATTGAGTCGACGTTTAAGAAATCTGACATCGACCAGCTGAAAGCGTTTGTCACGTCAAAGACGGATGAACTTAGATTGCCATACGACCGTGCTTTTACCACCTATCAAAGGCGCACAGCCTTTTATGCAAGTGTCAACGCAAGAGAATTTTTGACGGACACGTCGGGAAATCGAAGATTTTGGGTTCTCGCTGTCAAAGATATAGACGTCAATCATGGCGTAGACATGCAACAGCTTTGGGCCCAAGTAAAAGAAACTATGTATGTGCCAGGACAAAAGAATTGGTTTTTATCACACGATGAGCGCGAGCTCTTGCAAGAGAGTAATGAGGGCTATCGCACACAGTCAAGCGTTGAAGATTTGCTTTTAGAACACGTCGATTTTGGCTCGACTAAGACACGACCTGTGCAAATGACCAAATTATTACGAGATTTGGGCATCAAAGCGCCTAGGATGCCAGACTTCAAAGAGGCTAGTCGTGTTTTACACGAAAAAGGCATTGAGGCGCGGCGCACAAACGGTAAGAAGGTATACGATATTGATTACAAGGCCATCGAAGATGAAAACAACGGTTTTATGAGTACATTCGGAGATGATTAAAATTTACGTTGGAGATTGCCGCAAAACTCTAAAAAACTTAGCGGATCAAAGTGTAAATACATGTGTTACGAGTCCACCATACTTCGGCTTGAGAGATTACGGAATGAGCGACCAACTTGGTTTGGAAGAAACACCAGAACAGTTTGTAGAAAACCTGGTTGAGGTATTCAAAGAAGTCAAACGAGTATTACGAGATGATGGAACTGTATGGCTTAACTTGGGTGATAGTTATGCTAACCAAAGGGGTAGTGGAGCTGACATTTTGGAAAACTTGAACGTAAATACTGGCAGAGCTTATAAAAAAACACCAAAACAAAAACAAACACACGAAAATTTTACTCACAAATTTAATTATGGTGTCTTGAAACGTAAAGAATTAATTGGCATACCTTGGCGAGTGGCCTTTGCTCTACAATCTGATGGTTGGTATTTAAGACAAGACATCATCTGGCATAAACCTAATCCTATGCCAGAAAGTGTAAGAGATAGGTGTACGAAGGCACATGAATATATATTTTTACTAAGCAAGAACAAGAAGTATTACTTTGATAATGATGCGATAAAGGAGGATGCTAAATTTCCCGACGGACCCAGTAGTCCCAAAAGTATTAAGGCAGTCGATGGTGTTTATTCAGCTAATTTGCAAAAAATAGGTGCTAATCCAAAAAGAAACAAACGCTCTGTGTGGACGGTCACTACTAAGCCATACAAAGAGGCTCATTTTGCAACTTTTCCGATGGATTTGATAGAGCCATGTGTGTTAGCTGGTTGTCCACAGGGTGGTACAGTTTTAGACCCGTTTGGTGGCTCTGGTACAACCGCACAAGTGGCCAATGCTTTAAATCGCGATGCAATTTTGTGTGAATTGAACTCAGACTATGTAAGCCTAATTAAAAAGAGGCTTGGTGTTGAACGTGATATGTTTATTGATGTTGAAGTAATAGAAACAGCCAGTGAGGGTAAATAATGACGAAAAACGTTGTAAAAATAGGTGATGCGACGCTTTATTGTGGCGATGCAAACGATATTTTGTCTGATTTAGAGCAGGTAGACAGTTGTGTGACTGATCCGCCGTATGGATTGTCTTTCATGGGCAAGGCTTGGGATTACGATGTGCCTAGCGTAGATATTTGGACGCAAGTTTATGACGTATTAAAGCCTGGAGCTCATTTATTGTCTTTTTTCGGTTCTCGCACTTATCACAGAGGAGCTATACCGATAGAGGACGCTGGTTTTGAGATCCGTGACCAATTAATGTGGCTTTATGGCAGTGGCTTTCCAAAATCCCACAATATTGGTAAAGCTGTGGATAAGTTGCAGGGTAATGAGAGAGAGGTTGTAGGTAAAAGAAAGGCACACGACATTCGTGGTAATGCCTTGATGGAGGCAACAGTTCCAGAGTATAAAAAAGAAAAATCACAAATAGATATTGAAATAACAAAAGGCAACAGTGAATGGGAGGGTTGGGGTACAGCACTCAAGCCAGCACATGAGCCTATCGTTATGGCAAGAAAACTAATCAAAGGAACTGTGGCAGAGAATGTGTTAGAGCATGGTACTGGCGGGATTAATATAGATGACTGTAGGGTTGGCACAGAATCTCTTGAATATAGAACCACATCATACAGAGATGCAAAGACGGGAGAATTTTCT